CGTATATACATTACATTATACTATAATAATTTCTTTACCATTATCGGTAGTATTTATTTTAATTTTAAAAGATATACAAATAATATATAGAAATAATATTTTAATAATAATAAAAAACGATATAAAAAAAATAAAGGAGATAAAAGAGATAAAAGAGATAAATAATAAATAATAAATAATAAATAATATTTTATTAATATATATTTAAAAATATAAATTAATAAATAATAAATAATAAATAAGAAAATGTTATCGTATAACATTTTAAATAAAAAAATATTAATGACAAATGTTTTATATAGAAATTTACGAAATATATCGACGTTTCGTAAAAATATAGAATTATCAATAAATGAAAGATTAAAAAATAATATAGAACCAGAAATATTAAATTATGATGAAGTTAATAATTTAATAAATGAATTAAAATCTCCAGAAGAAAACGAGGAAATTTTTTTATTAAATCAATTTAAAAACAGAATTTTACCTGGTGTAGATAATACAAGTAAATTAAAAGCTAATTTTTTATTAGATATAGTAGAAGATAGAAGTTATAGCCCATTAATAGATAAAATAGATGCTATTAAAATTCTAGGAACAATGCAAGGGGGTTACTCTATTGAAGCATTAATACATATATTAAAAAATGATAATAATACTATATTATCAGAAACGGTTTGTAAAGAATTAAAAAATAATATTTTATTATTTGATTATTTTTATAATATTGAAGAATTATATAAAAATGGAAATATTCATGCAGAACATATATTAGAATCTTGGGCTAATGCTGAATGGTTTACAAATAAAGAAAAACTTAATGAAAAGATAACATTATCTTGTTTTAAAGTAAATGGTGAAATTAATACTGATGATTTATCTCCGGCACCTGATGCTTGGTCAAGACCAGATATACCATTGCATTCATTAAGTATGTTAAAAAATCCAAGAGAAGGAATAGAACCAAATATTCCAAATGAAATTGGACCAATAGAAACAATAGAATGGCTAAAACAAAAGAACTATCCAATTGCTTTTATAGGTGATGTTGTTGGAACAGGTTCAAGTAGAAAAAGTGCTACTAATAGTATATTATGGCATTTTGGAAAAGAAATACCATATGTTCCAAATAAGAAATATGGTGGATATTGTTTTGGTGGAAAGATAGCGCCTATATTTTTTAATACAATGGAAGATAGTGGAGCATTAGCAATAGAAATGCCAGTTGAAAACATAAAAATGGGTCAAATAATAGATATATATCCATATGAAGGTATAACACGTGATCATGAAAGTAATGAAATAATTTGTGAATGGAAATTAAAATCAAAAACTATTTTAGATAGTGTTCAAGCAGGTGGAAGAATTAATTTAATAATAGGAAAAAGTTTAACTAATAAAGCACAACAAGTATTGAATAAATATAATGATAATATTTTTATACATCATGAAAGTAAAAAAATTAAAGAAATTAAAGAAAGTAAAGAAAGTAAAAATAATAAAATAGGATATTTTATACAAAATAATCAACCAATATTAGGTGCTACTGAAAGTCATAAAAAACCTATCAAAAAAACATATAATTCAGAAAGTTATACATTAGCACAAAAAATGGTTGGTAAAGCGTGTAACGTTGCTGGAATATTACCGGGTACATATTGTGAACCTATAATAACTAGTGTTGGTTCACAAGATACAACTGGTCCAATGACACGCGATGAATTAAAAGATTTGGCATGTCTTGGATTTTCAGCAGATTTAGTAATGCAGTCTTTTTGTCATACAGCAGCATATCCAAAACCGGTTGATATAGCTACACATAATACATTACCAGATTTTATAAATGATAGAGGAGGTATTTCTTTACGTCCGGGCGATGGAATTATTCATAGTTGGTTAAATCGTATGTTATTACCTGATACTGTTGGAACAGGCGGAGATTCACATACACGATTTCCAATAGGTATTTCATTTCCAGCTGGTTCAGGATTAGTTGCTTTTGCTGGAGCAACAGGTGTTATGCCGTTAGAAATGCCAGAATCAGTATTAGTTAGATTTAAAGGAAACATGCAACCGGGTATAACTTTGCGTGATATTGTTCATAGTATTCCATATGTAGCAAAACAAAAAGGATTACTAACATTAGATAAAAAGAATAAAAAGAATATTTTCAATGGAAATATTTTAGAAATAGAAGGGTTACCTAATCTAACTTGTGAACAAGCATTTGAATTATCAGATGCTAGTGCTGAACGTTCTGCTGCTGGTTGTACAATAAAGTTAAATAAAGAACCAATAATTGAATATTTAGAATCAAATATAACATTATTAGAATGGATGATTAGAGAAGATTATAATGATAAAAAGACAATTCAAAGAAGAATAGATAAAATGAAAGATTGGATTAAAAATCCAATTTTATTAGAAGCTGATAAAGATGCGACATATAAAGAAATTATAGAAATAAATTTAGATGATATTAAAGAACCTATATTATGTGCTCCAAATGATCCAGATGACGCGGTATTATTAAGTGATGTTACAGGTGAAATAGTGGATGAAGTATTTATTGGTAGTTGTATGACAAATATAGGACATTTTAGAGCAGCAGGTAAATTATTAGAAAATTATTATGAAGATAATAAAATATCAATTAAAGAAAATAATTATAAAAATACATTACAAACAAAATTATGGTTAGCACCACCTACACGTATGGATGAAAAAAAACTAAAAGATGAGGGTTATTATGATATATATAAAAATATGGGTGTAAGAACAGAGATGCCAGGATGTTCTTTATGTATGGGTAATCAGGCTCGGGTAGAAGATAGAGCAACTGTATTATCTACATCAACACGAAATTTTCCAAATAGATTAGGTAATGGTGCTAATGTATATTTGGCATCAGCAGAATTATCAGCGATAACAGCAATAGAAGGTTCGATACCAGATTTAAAAACATATAATAAATATATAAATAATATAGATTCTAAGAAAGAGGAAATATTTAATTATATGAATTTCAATAAATTGGAAGAATATAATAAAAAAAAGTTTTAAAATAAATATATATATATATGAAAAATACACGTAAAAGATTATGTGCTTCATGTTTAAATTTTAATTTCAATAAAACATTAAAAGTAAATAAAAAACAACATCCTAAATGGTTAGACGAAGTGAATTATGTAGAGCGATTTATAAATAATTATAAAAATATGAATATTAATTATCCAAAAAAATATAGTAATAAATTGAATGTGTATATAGATAAAAAATTTTCAAATCGAAAAATTTTATATTGGGGAGCAAGTTCAAGTAATAGTAATTTATTAATAAATGATGCTAAAACGGCATATGGTAATTTTTCTAATAGTGGAGTTTCAAAAATAGATAATAAAGGAAATTGTAATATTAAAATAAATATGCCTCAAAATTATAAAACAATAGAAAAAAATGGAAAAATTAATAAAACATATTTTAAACATATTCATTTTGTTATTTCTAATAGTAATAATGATTCTTGGAATAGTGAAATATTTACAAAACTAATACATAACAATTATGATTATAATAATTTTATTAAAAAATTAAATTCAAAAGAAGTTATAATATTAAATGTTTTACCGAGCGAAATGTATGCGAAAGATCATATTATAAATACATATAATTTACCATTTAAAGATATAAAAAAAATGAGTATAAAAGAATTAAATAATTGGTTATATTCATTGATTAATATAAATTATATTAAAATAAAAAAAATATTAGATACGAATAAGATGGAATTATATGAAATACCAATAATTTGTTATTGTGCCCATAATAAATGTGATGCATCAAAAATTGCATGTGAAAGTTTAATGAAAAAAGGATTTGTAAATGTAAGTTTATATGAGGATGGAGTAAAAGGTTATAAACAACATAATAAAAATTAATTTTTCTTTTATTATATTAATTAACTTAATAAATGAAAAAATATGATATTATAATTGTTGGTGGTGGAATAAGTGGAATATATACTATGTATAATTTGAAAAAAAATTATCCAAAATTAAAAGTTTTGTTACTTGAAAAAGAAGATAGATTTGGAGGACGAGTTTATACATATCAAGAAACAATAGATAATAAAATTTATCAAATGGATTTAGGTGCAGGAAGAATAGGATTTCATCATAGTTTAATGATGAATTTAATAAATGAATTAAAATTAGATAAAAATATATATGCTATAGGAAATACTAAAAATTATATAGAACTTGATAAAAAACGTAATATATCAAATGATAAATCATATTATAAAGAAAAATATGGAAAAATATTATATAATTTATTACATAGTTTTAAAATAACAAATCTCTCAAAAATATTTTTACAAAAATATTATTTTAATGAATTATTAATTAAATTTATTCCAACTGCAATATATAAATTTATTGAAAAGAGTTTTGAATATAAAAACAAGTTATATTATTTAAACGCATATAATGCTATAAATTATTTTAAATATGATTATAATTCAAAAAGTAAATTTTTTGTTTTAAAAAGTGGATTTAATTCAATAATTGATAAAATGATTAAAAAAATCTCTCAAAATAATAATTATATTTTAAAAAAAAATAGTTTTGTTAACAATATAACTTTTGATTCAAATAATTTTGAATATAATATTTTTTATAAAGTAAAAGATAAAAATTTTAATGTATCCTGTAAATATTTAATATGTGCTTTGCCCAGATGTGATTTAATAAAATTTAATATATTAAATAGTTATAAAAATGAATTAAATACTATAAATGAAATAAGTAAAGTTCGTATTTTTGAAATATATAATAAATCAAAAACAGAAAATAATAATTATGAGATGTGGTTTAATAATATTTCTAAAACAAGTACAAATGAAGAATTACAATTTATAATACCTATTAACCCCGAAAGTGGTTTAATAATGTCTTCATATAATGAGAATATATCGACAGAAAAAAATTATTGGAATGAATTATATAAAAAAAATAAATCATTATTTAAAAAAACTTTGAGAGAAAAATTAGAAAATATTTTTAATATTAATATTCCTATAAGTAAATATATTAAATTTTATTATTGGAAACATGGTGTAGCTTGTTGGAAAAAAATGGTTGATTCAGAATATATCTCTCAAAAAATATTAAATTTAATGCCCAATTTTTATATTTGTGGAGAGAATTATTCACTTTATCAGGCTTGGTGTGAAGGAGCATTACAAACATCAGAAAGTGTTTTAACTAAATTGGAATGTGAATTAAAAACAAAAAAATACAATAAAACTAAAAAGTATAGAAAATAAAAATATATTATATAATAATATGAAAAAACTTTTACATCCATCTGGTAATAAAATTTATAGGTAAAAGAATACAACAAATATCTAATAATATATCTAAGACATATAAGTTATATAATAATATATATAAAATACCTGAAAAATACAGGTCTAAATTATTATGCGAAGAAGAAATGGCAATTATACAATCAGGTGGTGCTTATACCAAATTTTAATATATATATATTTTATATAAATATTAATATTAATATTTAAAAATTTATTAATATTTTTAAATATTAATGTATAGAATAATACCATTAAGAGTATTAAGAAGAACTAAAGGAGTAAAATTTGATGAAATGGTTCCATCTGATATTCCAAAAATTACAGGTATAGATAGAGTAATTCATGGACCTAATTCTATATCACCTGGACCAATAGAAGATACACCTATTCCTATTAAAAGACCTTGGTATATGCATCCAGGTCAAGATGATAATTTATTAGTATTACAAGGAACACGTTATATTGATATATTTGATCCAAAAACAATTACAAAAGCATCATTTATAGTGACTCCTGAAAAAGTTTATAAAAATGATAAATTATATTATGATGGTCCAGCGATGGTTGTTTGGTCAGCAGGAATTTTTCATAGAATAATAAGTGGAATAGAAGGGAGCATAAGCGTAAATTTTGCTTCTAGAACGGAAAAATTTGATATAAAAGATAATTTTAATATTTATAATTTATGTACAAAAACAGGGAAATACGATTTATTAAAAGAAGGACATGAAGACCAACCTGATTTGGATTATAAATATCCAAATGATGAAATTAAATCTATATTTAAAGAATTAGATTAATAAAAAATAATTTAAAAATAATTTAAAAATTAATTAATAACATTTATTTAATAATTAATGTTATTAAGAAGTATAAAATTTAATAATAGAATATTAAATAATACTAAATTAAATATTTTTAAACGATATAATAGTTCAAATTTAAAAAATCGTTTAAAAGAACTTATACCTATTAGACAAAAAGAAATTAGTGATTTGAAAAAAATACACGGTAATAAAATTATTGATACTGTATTAGTTAATCAAACGTTAGGGGGGATGCGTGGTATTAAATCAATGTATTGGAACACATCATTATTAGACCCAGAAAAAGGTATTACATTTCATAATAAAACAATTAATAATTTAAGAGAAGAATTGCCAAAATATAATATAAATAAAGATGAAACTAGTTTTGAACCATCAAGTGAATCATTATTATGGTTTTTAATGACTGGTGAAATACCAAATAAAAATGATGTAAGTAAATTATCAGAAGAATTATATATTAGAAGTGGTTTAAATAATAATGTAAAAAATGCAATTATAGAATTTCCAAAACACATGCATCCAATGACACAATTTTCATCTGCTATTTTATTATTACAAAATGAATCTGTATTTGCTAAAAAATATAAAGAAGGAATTACAAAAAATGATTATTGGGAACATACATATGAGGATATTATGAATTTAATTGCAAAACTTCCTGAAATAACTTCTCTTATTTATAATAATACATATAAATATGGAGAATATAAAAAATATGGAGAATATAAAAAATATGAGCAAGAATTAGATTTTACAGGTAATTATTGTAATATGATTGGTTTTAATGATAAAAATTTTCATGATCTAATGAGATTATATATTCTTATTCATAGTGATCATGAAGGCGGTAACGCATCAGCACATACTTGTAGATTGGTAGGTTCTACATTATCAGACCCATATTTATCTTTATCATCCTCAATGAACGCATTAGCTGGTCCACTACATGGTTTAGCTAATCAAGAAGTATTAAAATGGTTATTAGATTTACAAAGTAAATTAAAAAAAGAAAATAAAGAAGTTAATAAAGAAACAATAAAAGAATTTGCATGGGAAACTTTAAATAGTGGTAAAGTTATACCTGGTTATGGACATGCTGTTTTAAGAAATACAGACCCAAGATATACTTGTCAAAGAGAATTTGCATTAAAAAATTTACCTAATGATGAATTATTTAAGTTAGTAGATACTATATATAAAGTGGTTCCTGATGTTTTATTAGAACATGGAAAAACAAAAAATCCATATCCAAATGTTGATTCGCATAGTGGTGTTTTATTAAAACATTATGGTTTAAATGAATATGAGTATTATACTGTATTATTTGGTTTAGGTAGAAGTTTTGGTGTATTAAGTGAATTGTTTTGGGATAGAGCATTAAATCTTCCATTAGAACGACCAAAAAGTGTTACAATGGACTGGCTGAAAAATAATGTTAAAAATAACTAAAAAGAATATATTTCACTCAAACGTTTAGAATGAAAATCCAATAATTTATTTTCTATATTTTTAATAAATTCTTCTGTTGTTAATCCATTTTTATTTAAATCTCTAGTACAATTACCATCAACAAATGCTTCATTAACTATAGTTTGTAAATTTTTTGTAAAAAGTAAAATTTCTTCCTTATTATAATCATTTGTTGTATCTATCTTAACTGAATAATTTATCGCAGATATTAAGGCATGTATCATTCCTAATGGATTCAGTGATGTTTCTTTTCCTTTTAAATGGTCTTCCCACATATCTGAAACAGTTCCATGAGACGCTTCAAATTGTTTAATTATATCATTATTAGAATTCATCCCTATAAAATTTGAAGTTATAAACCCAGGCGAGAAATGCATTTGAGAAATTTCATCCGATAGCATATCACCATCGTAATTATGAGAAATCATACCGAACCCACCCTCTTTCCATTTAATAATATTCATAGTAGCCGCATCAGAAATTAGATGCATTAAATCATTGTTTGTTCTTTCTAGTAAATTTAATTTATTGAATTTGGTTTTATATTTTTCATCAAATACATCTTTTATAATTTTCCAAAAACTTTCTTGCCATTTAAATACTGTTTTTTTTGTAACAACATACGGTGTTACATTGTATTTTAAACAACGATTAAAAAATTCATCTGCCATAATATTAACATTATCAAGTGGAGTATGATATGTAACAACAACATTATTTTTATCTTTTAGATTTCTTTGATCTACAAGAATAGTGGAAAAATCTTTATCAGGATGAAATGTTGTTATTAATGTTCCAGAATTAACTTCTTTAAACCCAGCAGTATATTCACCACCCACAGCATGTCTATCAAAAATAACTTTATTTTTATATCCCAAATCTAAGTTTTTAATATGTATAGTATCTCTACTAATAGTTATACCATTCCATTCTTTTCGCATATAACCATTTGGACTTGGTAAAGATTTTGTTAAATTTAATTTATATTTTTGATATTCGCTTGGAGTAATAGTAGGTTCTTTAAATATAGATCTAAGTATTTTTCCATCTTCAACCGCATTATATAGACATTTATCATTTGTTATATCTCTGTTTTTACAACTTAAATCATAAAATTTCCAATTTGAAGTGTCAAGATATTTATTAATCCATTTATTCATTATTAAATCCATTGTATATTTTGTCATTTCTTCTCCTTGGATATAAACAATTGGCGGTACTTTAATTTTTCTATTAACAGAGAATAATCTTTTTTGTATTTTATACATTTTATATTAATTAATTGTTAATATTTAATATTTTTTATAAAGTAATATTTATTTTTACCTTATAAAAAAATTTTACTATATTTGTATTATAATTATTAAAAAGTATTATAAATGATTATATATATAAATTAAAATTGATAAAAATATAAAAATATGATATTTATGAATATTATATCTTTATATATGATTTCAAATATAGTTACTGGTTTAATGTTCTCTACGGCTTTAAATCATAAAACTATGCCGATTTATATGATTAATACATTAAAACAGAATACAAATATGGGTTTAAATTCTTTACAAGAAAAAGATGTATCTTGGGAACGAACATATAATCATAATAATATTATAAATAAATATTTTAAGAATATGAATATAAAAAATTATGATAATGAAAATAATAATTATTATGGAGAGATATTTAAAATTTATGGCTATCCGGCTACAATGATTATAATTAATGATAATTTAAATACAAAATATGTAGAAGAATTTATTATTAATAAAAATTTAATGCTTATGTTTGATGCGGCACCAATTATGAGAAATTCATTTTATAAAAAATTTAAGAAAATTAATATAAAACGTGCCTTAAATAAAAATATATTTTTAATTATTTAAATATGTATTTATTTATAATAATTTTTTTTTATAAATAAATTATTTATTATCTTACAAATATATCTCCACGCATGGAGTTCCCGTGAGCACCGCAGACATAATAATAATCACCAGCTGGAGTTGCTAACCAAGTTAATGTTCCTTCAGTAGTTCCTTGTGTTCCACTTATTAATAATACAATAGTATCATCTGATG